ACCGCTCTAGTAATTATTAAACTTTTCACCAGACATTTACCCCTCCACGCTCGTCCGCCGTCCAATGCTCCGTCCCTCAGCACTTGCTCGCCGCGTGCTCCCGACGATCACCACCGGCCCGGTGCGAGGGCTGCTCCCTGACACGACACCCGCCCTGCCGAACCGACTCCAGGCCCAATACTCCAAGCCGTCCCCTAAGTGGCTCAACCCCAAGGCCCGCTGGATGCGCTCCGACTTATCCTTCTGACGATCCGCGCCAAGCGGCATCATCTCCAATTCCCGCATGGTTTCTGTGCACCGTGGGGCGACCCGCAAGGCCCGGTAGCCATGCTCATCGCAGAGGAGCTTGTTGACCAGATTGAGGCGATCCACTAGCGGGGGATTCGCAGCCCCAGCAGGGATCATCAACCGAAATCCCGGCGTATTGCGGAGCATCGAGACAATCAGGTCGTAGTCGGTCTGGCCCGTGGTGGAGTTCCGGTTGTGGCCGCCGCGGTCGCCGTAGACCCACACGCCTCCCGCATGACTGTCTATGAGCGAACCACCCAGGCCATAACGACGCAGAAATTCACGAGTCACTTCAAGGGTGCTGGAGGTTTTGAGCACGATTTCGTCAATAATGGCATAGCTGCCGTCCCTCTGTTGCTGGATGATCCCTGAACACATCAACATCCCGACGCCAGGGTTAAAGTCGAGGAACCATTCCAATGGCACATCGGCCCGAATCTCCGGGTCGAAGAGCAGCCGATTGTCACTGGGATGAAAGCTCCAGTAGGCCCGGCCTCCGACGGGACGATCCGGGGTTTCGCACAGGTACTCCGTTCGACGGCTCCACAAGTCGGCCTTGGCGAAGTTCAATTGTTCTGTCACGACATTGTTGTGGCCGTCGCATTCACGAGCAATCTTGCCAGCGCAGAGCGGGACGATGTGCATCCGACCGGCACTATCGTACTCCACGGTCTCGTAGAAGGCACACTTGCCAAGCGAGCCGTCCATTTGCGGCATCCGGTCGCAGTCGTATTCGCATTGCTGTAAGGATTCGAACATGCAATATCGTCGCACCGGGAGGTTTGGCGTCTCTTTGAGAATCTGCGAGATCGTGCCTTGTTGGATATAGTGAGTACTCGCCTCGACAAACATCGCGCTCGGCCCGCTCGGCGTCTTCATGAACCGCTGGCGGACAGACGGGTCCACCATATCGGCTTCATCCAAAATTGCAAGAACGGGGTGACCACCGCTGGCTTGATTAAGCGTCCCAGTCAACCATTCTATCCCTGCTCCATTGTGAAAGGTCGCATTGCCTTGATTCAGTTGTCCCTTCACATCATCTGACCACGGGGCAATGCCTAAGAGCTTGTGTAAATAATCCCGCGCACGATGGGCTTGGGATTCCACCGCGCCCATGTGAGAGATCGTGTATTGCGAGAAGTGCATCTTGAGCAACGCCAGCAACGTGAGCATCTGCGTCTTGCCACCGTTTCGAGGGGCAATCAGGAGCATGTGCCGAATCTGGCTAAAGTAGATTTCTGCGAAGATGTCGAGCGGCGCGGAGTGATTCGCACAGATGGCCTTGCGGCCCCAGTGAAAGCCGTGCTGCCCAACCCCGCCGCATTGCGGACAGACGCCAGGAGAGGGAATCGTCGCCTGGCCTGAGCCGCCGCAGTGCAAGCACGGGACCTGGATGACCTCCCGGCAGAACCAGAAGAGTTCTTCCTTTGTCGTGGGTGCCCGCTTGCTCAGCTCGATCCGGAGCAGCGAGAGGTCAAGATTGGCGGGGTCGGCCATGTTGTTCCATGTCGTGTGCGACCATCTCCTGTACCAACTCCCCAAACGTCACCATCGGCTCCCATCCCAACACGCGCTTCGCCTTCGAGGCGTCCCCAAGCAGCGTTTCCACGTCAGACGGACGATACAAGGCAGGATCGACCGTCACATAGTCATTGTAATCCAGTCCCACCTGCGCGAAGGCGAGTTCAGCGAATTCCCTAACGGAATGCTGTTCGCCTGTCGCAATCACGTAATCGTCGGGTGTCTCCTGTTGGAGCATCAGCCACATGGCCGCTACGTAGTCCTTGGCATGGCCCCAATCGCGCTTGGCATCCATGTTACCCAACCGAAGCTCAGCAGCGAGCCTATGCTTGATTTTTGCCACGGTTGACGTGATCTTGCGGGTCACAAATTCGAATCCGCGCCTGGGTGAACAATGGTTATACAGAATCCCGCTAGACATATGCATCCCGTAAGCTTCACGATAATGCTGCGCCAGATGAAACCCTGCGACCTTCGAAATGCCGTAGGGGGAGCGGGGATGAAAGGGAGTCTGTTCGGTCTGAGGGGAATGGGCGACTTGTCCGAACATCTCGCTCGAACTGGCGAAATAGACGCGACACGTCGGAACAATCGCCCTGAGCGCGTAGAGGAGATTATGCGTCCCATTGATATTCGTATTGAACGTCGTGAATTCATCTTCAAAGGAGATGCCCACGAAGCTCTGCGCCGCAAGGTGGTAACACTCCGTCGGATGGACCTTCTCGATCACCCGATAGAGGCTTGGCAGGCTCTCAAGCGATGCAGAATGCAGCGTCAGTTGGTCCTTGATGTGTCGAATGCGAGAGAGCCGGCGTTCAGGGTCTTCGAAGGCCACGCGGCGAACAACACCATGCACGTCATAGCCTTTGGCGATGAGCAGTTCTGCGAGATACGCGCCATCTTGCCCAGTTGTTCCAGTAATCAATGCAACGGGCGTGCTCATTGTCTCCACCGTGGGTTAAACAAATCCGTGATATACTTTCGCTCTGACAATGGCACAACCAACACATCCAAGATGACGAAGGCAGGACCGGCCTGAATCCGGTGATTGCCATCGAGCAGGAGATGCTGATTCTTGCCGACCTGAATCGCAGGCAGGCGCACCAGCATCGGCGTCGTCCCAATCTTCGCCGTCTTCGGAACACCGTCGCGCCAGTCGCCCTTGTCGTAGTGAACACGATAGAAGGTCGTCTGCTTATCGGCCAGGATGAGCTTCACCGTCGCCGTCTTTACCCGCGTGAGCGAGCAGGAAATTCGAATCGCGCCACGATACCGAGTCTTCCATTGCGCCAGCGTCATCGGCTTGAAGGTCAGACAATCAAAGTCAAGGGTGGTTTGTTGGCTCATGCTGCCGACCCTTCCTTCGCCACAAGCTCGATCGCAATCGTGACATAGCACCGTTCGCATGTCCACAACTTCCGACACGTCCAGGGCACAACTGCATGAGGGCTGATCTCGTTCCGTACCGTTTGGACACTCTTGCAGACCGGACAGTACATCGTCTTGGTTTGATCCTGCCGCAACTTAGGCGTGCCCACCTTGTTCCCTATAGTCATTGCGATGCGCTTCCATCCTATGCTGCATCAGTATCACTCGCATTTCAGCAAAGACAGCATCCGCGCATTCGCTGGAGACCGGCTGAACGTATCGTGGATTCGGCAGTTCATAGTGCCATCCACACTGCCCGCACTCGACAGTCGGAGCCGTTCCGGGCTTCCAGGATGACGTGCCGGCATAGTTGATCTGCCTCGTTGGGGCCATCACTGTTCCCGGTACAACAAATTAATCACCTTGAACGACAGCCTCCGATTGACGGAGGAAATCCCAACACTGCAATGATCGTTTAGTCCCGCAATCGCAGGCATCCACGTCTCTGTCTGTGGTCGGAGTACGATTCCTTCACGCTGATGGCCGTTGGGATAGGTGCCCTCTGCGAACAATCTCAAGGCATCATCTGATTCGCAGGACCATTTATTTTCCCATACAAGTACCGGGACGGTGGGAAGGTTATGTATCCTAGCAAAGTCATGAAAGTCAAGAAAATGTAAGTACCGCTTCTCGACAATGTTCCACACCTGGAACGCAAAAGGCTGGATCGTCTTCAAGCCCATCGCGTTCCCTTGAATCCCAGGGCCAGCAACCTCGAATTGCACCGCATAGCCGCTTGGAATGTTTCTCCACGGTTCAGTCATGCAGCGCCAGAAGGCATTTCCATCGGGTTCTTTCAGTTCCCAATTACGACTACAGACACCGAAATGACCATCCAGGCGATAGGCGGTCCCTGAGCTTCCATCAACCTTGACGGTGACGTAGTATGGCTTCCCCTTCAGTGCCTCCACCATCTCAGGGACACTCTGGAAGTTGGGTTCGTCGGTCTTCGGGATGAACGAAGGGAAGCCGCCGTAGACCTCACCAGCGAGACACGTCGGGATGGGCTTCTCGTACTTCGTCACGCCCGCCTGTTCGGTCACATCATCTCCGACATTGCCGCTGATAGTTTGCGGCCAGATGAGTGCCTCAGACGGCATCCCGCGAAATTTCGCCATCCGAACCCGGTAGCCGTAACGCTCCATGAAGGCAAACTCCGGCGCCTTGGGAAGCAGACTGTCTTGGAGATAGACCTGGCATGGATCATTAACCTTGAATTGCCCTTTCTGAACCACTCCACACCACCGACCCCCTGAACCGCACACCGCCGAGACCGCCTCGATTTTGTCAGCCCCAGGGATCGGGATCACGTCGCGAATCATGCCGATGTAGACTTGTTTATGTGCCATCTTCCCCGTCCTCTTCGGCTCGCTGTCCGCGATCACCAATCGACAGGATCGTCGCCGAGAGCTGTCCTACGATCGGATCGCCGGTCGTGACGGCGGCTCCGCGAGCCGCCTCGCTGAGTGCCGCATTGATCGGGAACATCACTTCATCTGTGTCCTTAGCCTGTTCTCCTGCTTCTGTGGGTTCCAGCATGTCGTCATCCTCCTCTTCCACAACGTCCGAGGCCACTGATTCGCCGGGCAACGCCACAGTCTCCATATAGTCAGCAGGCGCAACAGAAATCACCTGCCCCTGAATCGCCGCCCTGGTCCTCGACGCCCCGATCTCACTCAGGATCCGCACGACATCATCTGAGGTCCAGCGCTCAATCTTCTCGGCCAAGGCAAGCTGCATCGCGGCCTTCGCATGGGCTTCAGGATCGGTAATCACCATATCCTTCTTCAGGCTCAAGCCCAGCAGGTCCTTCTCGATTTCCAGGCCCTTATAGACGAGTGCGACATCTTTGTTCACCCATGCGACGGCTCTCGCTTCCCTCGCCTCGGCCAACAGGCGGCCCCGATGCTTCCAGGTATCGCCCAAGGCATCGGCCCGCCACTGCTCCCTCAGCACATCACCGTCATTTGAAATCGTGTTGATCGACCACGGCTTGCCGTTCTTGGGATTGACGCACGGCGGATCGAGCTTCGGCAGGGCTGCGGCAATACGAGACTGACTGAGGCCACGCAAGAGCAGCCTGGCGACCTGGGCGCGGCGGTAGTCGGCCACAGCGGAACGATTCGGACGGGCAAAGCCGGAGCCTGGCATTTAGTGGTGTCTTCCGGGGACAAATTCAACCCCACAGGCCGGACAGGTTACGGGAGCCTTCCGATCGGACTGACCTTGAGTCTCGTGTTCACCCGGCCCGCCCTGCGAGTTGACATCCTGGAGCAGCCGATCCACGTCCTCGCCATCGTATCCCGTGCCCTCAAGCTGTCCATCTTCTTCAAGGGCCTTCAAAAGGTCTGCCAGCATGGCCTCGTCATACGTCCCAAGGTCCGAGGTCCGGTTGTCGGCAATCCCGAACGCCGTCAGGTCTGTCTGGTCGGCGTCAATCGTCACCGCGGCGATATGGCTCCATCCGAGCGCTTTGGCCGCTGCGAGGGTATGATTCCCAGCGTATACAATCATCGTCTTGGCCTGCACAACAATCGGTTTACGCTGGGAGAACCGTTTCAGACTGGCTGCGACGGCTCCAATGTCCCCTTGTCGCGGATTGACCGGATTCGGCGTCAGCAGGTCAATCGGGACGGCGAACGCCCGTAACGGTTCTGCGATGTAACTGAGGTCTGGTAGTGACGGGTGGACAGGAACAGGCACCTTTTTTGGCAACGAGAACTCCTTTATTGTGCTAGGGCGTGATCCACTTCCACGCCAACCATACCTGCACAAGATGCCAAGTATTATCCACGACGATGACCGACCACGGAGCGAAGGGGATGTCCATGAACCCCGGCGACATAACCCGCATCCACGATCGACCCCGAGTCTTCATCTTATTCCCGATAAGTACGCTGCGATGGAGTATTTTGCAGATAACCCATCACATTCGACCGGGAACATTGGAGCCTCTTCCTTATTGCTCACCCATACCCTACAATGTCAACTTTTTGGTGTCAAGAGGAAAGTTCTGCATATTGGAAGATTTTCCCAAAGGATACTATTACCTCGCAGGACCGTGAGATCACCGTCGGGGAGCCGGCAGGAGACTCTCAGCGTACCGTGAGTTGAGAACGAGAAGGAGTGAAGAGCGTGAGCACGACGCGAAGCATGATGAGTCTGGAGCCTGGCAAGTGATAGTATGATGGAGAATTTGGGAGTACCAGAAAGTTAGTTATCTCTCTAGTTTCGACCCCCCCTATCCATGATTTTTACCGGGGGGGGGCAACTTTCATGCCATCGACTTTGGCATAACGTTTGCCGAGTCAATGTTATCGCAGACTTACGATGGTAGGCTGAACCATGTACGATTTATTTAGTTAGTGGGTACGGTGAGCGGGTGAAGGTAAGATAATGTATTATATGTCACCTTGCGGCCACCTCCCCCTTGATCGCATAACTACGTGATTGTCTTGCGATTCCAGCTAGTGTCTGCATGTATCGTGCCGATTATGCCTACCCTATAACATACTAGATCTAGCGTGATTGTACTCGACCGCCTATATCTTGTGTACCAGGGAGCGCGATCATGCGAGCGATCAATCTACCTGTACCGCATGCCAGTTTGCGGACCGCGTACCGTCCTACCACCAACCTGGTAGCACTATCATCGGCGGATTGCAAGCGCGTGCTGGGGAGTGTGGCGCTTTCTCCCTACCCTGCTCCTGTTCCGCTGTCTCCCCCCACCTATAACCTTTTCTTTATAGGTTGTCGATCATCCATCAGCTTTTTTGATAGTATCACCATGTGGGACATTTGACCCACAATGGCATATGCATCGCGATGAGTCGTTACGAGGTGGGTGATTTGACCCAGTGAACCCTACAGGATACACTTCGATCATACCCCCCTATCTATCTATATAGCAGGGTTGATTTGCGGGTTTGCTGGGATCACTGGATCCTAGGGCCAGCTTCGTGCTACGTGGGTAGCTGGTGATGGTATCAAGCCGCCATGCTTGATCTATCGGTGGCCTGCGGTGTGTGCAGTGGCTGTGTGGGCGTGCACCCCCGACCGGTAGCCCCTACCAGCTTTGCCTAGATAGATACCCTAGGCCGGCTGCTGTTCTCGCCCAGTCGCGCTACGTTCGGCGCTACCCCTATCAGGTGGGCGCTGGGTTCGCCCCGTAGGCTGCACCACGGGGGCGACAGCTACACGATCATCATTACCACATCCGCCACTATCCCGTCAAGGTCAATCGTTCGATCGTGTTCATATTTTCACAACATCCTTGTAAGTCCTTGTTTTGCCTACCTTGTCCCTGCTTTCACAAGCGCTATCACTGCATACCTGTAAGTCTATGATTCTACGCTGTTTGCGCATGTCTGAGTTTTCACAAGCTTTCGCGGTCTCGGCGATGCGATTTTTCTTCGTTCGCAAGTTATTGATTCTACGGCGCTTGTAGTCTTTTTTGATTCTACTCTCATTTTACCCTTGACATACTATTATGATAGTATTATATTGTGTATAGATCGATGGTGAGCCCCGAATCAACCTGGACAAGATGAGCGTGATTAGCGCCGACGCAGACCGGGTGAGGCTAACGGGGCGAGAGTAGTGTAGAGCGGATGAGAGGCAAGTCAACGCAGGACAACACGGAGGTAAGGACG